GAATCCCAGGGTACCGCTCAGGAGCTCCGTCTAGGCCTCTTCATCGACAAAGTGGTCGACCGCGTCTGCCGGGGGATGGCCCATCAGCCTCCAGGTGCGTCCTGGTCGGAGAAACCCTTCCACGCGCCTTCTTCTTCCGCCCACTACAACTGTACGAGGCGGGTGGGTGGTGCTGCGGCGGTCCTCTCCTTCGAACACGGCAAAGGTTTGCCAGGCTATGGGTGCTTCGTCGATCGCTCCGTGGAGCTTCCGATGCAGCACCCTTGGCACGGTTTCCCTGCTGTGGGCGGAGGGAGTGGTCCCTTTCCGGCCGAGTTTGGGGTCGCGGGCTTCGGCCTGGAGCCTCAGCTCGAGCTGGAGCGTCTCGGCGTGGATCCTTCCGCCTTTGACGCTTGGGAGAGTCGGATTGCTGCGGCCGTTCTTGGTCGCCTTTCGGCTCCTGCCTACTGCATCCCGGTCCCGCTGACAGAACCGTTTAAAACGAGGGTAATTACAAAGGAAGAGGAGGAGGAGGCGTACGTGGCCTCGTATCTACAGAAGGACCTCTGGCGCCGTCTGGTGCGAGTGCCTGTCTTTGAGCTGATCGGCAAGTGGGTTACCGAGGATGACCTCAACCACTGCCTGGGACCTTGGGTCCAAGACCGCTGGGGCGACAAGATCATCGTCTCTGCGGACTACAAGTCAGCCACCGACAAGCTCAAGCGCTGGGCGATCGAACGGACGGTTCGAAGGCTGTGCCTGCACTACTCGTGGACCCAGACCCAGCTGCGGCTCGTCGAGAAGGAGCTTATGGACCATTGGGTGGACTATCCGTCGGGAGGCCGTCGTCAGACGAACGGTCAACTGATGGGGAATCCGCTCTCTTTTCCTGTGCTCTGTATCATCAACGCAGCGGGGGCCTGGGCCTCGCTTGAGGAGGACAGCCCTGGTGCTGATCTGGCGGACCTTCCGCTCAGGGTCAACGGCGATGACGCCGTCATGGTCATGCGCCAGGTGAAGTACGAGGAGTGGCGCAGCGATGTCGCCGCTTTGGGCCTCGAGCTCTCAGTGGGGAAAAACTATACATCCCGGGACTTTGCAATTATCAACTCTACACTGTACATCTGCCGACAGACGGTCGACTGGTTCGGTTGCTATCGTCGCCAGTTCTCTGAAGCCCCCTACCTCTCCCTTGGGATGCTCAAGTGCATCAATGTGAAGAGTGCTAGGACCGGCGATGAGGATAGGCTTCTCGATGTGGAACCCTGCTGGTCGTACCTGGCCCGTGCCTGCCGTCTGTCGGGCTTTGATCCGCTTCGCGCATCAGCCGTCTTCGCGCGCTCCTGGGAGTCCGTGCTAAAGCGGGCTCCCCCTGGGATGTCGTGGTTTGCTCCACGGCGTTTGGGGGGGGTCGGTTTCCTAGCACCGGGAAGAACTCCTTCAGTTGATCAGCTGCGCCTCGCTGCTTGGCTCGCGTGCCCTCGCTCATTGGAGTCCGAACTCGAACTTCGTCGCCTACTAGCCGTTACCAAGGTGGCAGAGGCTTCCTTTTATCAGGAAGTCACCGCCATCCTGGAAGGCTTTCGTGACTACTTCGAGGTCGTTGAGACTGAACCCGAGCAGGAATCGCTTGACGCCTACGACGAGTGGCTCCCCGTGCTGGGCCCTAGGGTCCTGCTCGGCGGAGCCCGGCTTGATGTAACGCCCACCCACCTGTGGAAGCGTTGGTTCTTGAAACTGCGGAGGAGGGGAGGGAAGGG